AAAATATTACGCTATGTTTGGTGGTGCTACGGGAGAGTCTGATACAACATCTGGTCGTATATTTTTATCTCCTACGCCAAATACAAACTATTTAGCTAGAATACATTTTAACAAAGCACCTGATCTGTTAGAGAACAATGACACTAATTATATTAGTCTTAATTTTCCAAATGGACTATTATATTGTTGTTTATCAGAAGCATATGGATTTTTAAAAGGTCCAATAGATATGTTGACACTTTACGAAAATAAATATAAACAAGAGGTACAGAAGTTTGCTAACGAGCAAGTTGGTAGAAGACGAAGAGACGACTACACAGACGGAGCAGTTAGAATACCAGTTAACTCAGCAAACCCGTAGGAGAATAAATTATGGCAATAGCATCGGCAATATGTTCAAGTTTTAAACAAGAGCTTTTACAAGGTAAACACAGTTTTGAATCTTCAGGTGGACACACTTTTAAATTAGCATTATTTACAAGTTCAGCATCTTTAGGTGCAGCAACAACAGATTATTCAACTTCAAATGAAATATCAAATACATCAGGATCTGCGTATTCTGCAGGTGGAGCAACTCTTACAAACTCTGGTGTATCATTATCTAGTACAACAGCGTTCACAGATTTTTCAGATGTAACTTATTCGTCTGCATCTTTTACTGCAAATGGCGCAATGATTTATAATACAACAACTAACGGTGGTTCAGGAACAACTGATGCTGTTTGTATAATTGCTTTTGGTGGTGACAAGACAGCAAGTAATGGAACTTTTAAAATAGAGTTTCCAACAGCAGACGCAAGTAACGCGATAATCAGATTAGCGTAGGAGGTCAGCCATGTCGGTGACTTCAGGATGGGGCCGGTTAACCTGGGATCAGGCTAATTGGAATGAAGCTACAACTTTAAAAACAGGTTGGGGTGCACAAGCTTGGAGTGATGGTGAATGGGGAGAACTTAAAGATGCTATCGCACTTCCAACAGGTTTATCTATTACATCTAATATTGGATCTGTTGATGTACCTGATATAATTTTAACTTTAACTGGTCAGTCTATTACATCTTCTCAAGGAGAAGCATTTATTCCAGTAGTAATAGAAGGTATTTCTGCATCGTTCTCTGTTGGAGCTATAACTCCAAGAGATCAAACACAAGGTTTAACATCAAGTGCAATAACATCTGCTATTGGTGTAATAACACCAAACGATATGACACTAGGTCTAACTGGTCAGTCAATAACCATATCACAAGGAACAGCAAAAGCACCTAATCAAACCGTAATAATTTCAGGTCAATCAATGACCTTATCACAAGGTACTGCTCAAGGTATATCTTCACAAGAAGCACAGTTAACAGGTCAATCAATAACATCTAGTTTAGGAACTGTTACAATACCAAATGATGTAGTATTTTTATCAGGTGTATCCGCTGAATTTAATTTAGGATCAATTATTGGATTAGGGGGTGCAGTTGCTCAACCGACCAGTCAATCAGCTACAGTAAGTATTGGATCTTTAACAGTAGAAGAAGGACTAGGATTAACAGGTCAATCATTTAGTGCTAGTGTAGGATCAATTTCTTTAGCAGATATTCAAGTTGGATTAACTGGTCAATCAGCTACATTTGGCATAGGAACAGTTAATATATTTGCTTATGGAAATGTTGACCCTGGTCAAAATAACAGTTATAGTGACGTATCAACAGGAACTAATAATAGTTATTCAGATGTTGCAACTGGATCAAATAACAGTTATACAGATGTAGCAGCGTAGGAGAATTTTTATGGCATCAACATACACACCTTTAGGGGTAGAACTTCAAGCAACTGGTGAAAACGCCGGTACATGGGGAACAAAAACTAATGTTAATTTACAGCTCATCGAACAGATAGCTGGTGGATTTACACAACAATCAATAGCTGGTGGTGCTGGAACTACAGCTCTTACTGTTACTGACGATGGAACTGGTGACACAGCGGGTCACAGAATGATTGAATTCACAGGTTCAATTACAGGAAATAGAATTGTAACAATACCTTTAGATGTTCAAACTTTTTATTTTTTAAGAAATTCAACATCAGGTGGATACACAGTTCAGTTTAAATATGCATCTGGTTCAGGGTCAACTGTTACTTTTGCTACTACAGATAAGGGTGATAAAGTTGTTATTGCTGCTGCAAATGATGGTACTAATCCAGATATAAAAGAAGTAGCTTTAGGTATAGCAAGCGTCGCTGCAGATACAACACCTCAATTAGGTGGTGATCTTGATATGAATGGTCAAGACATTGTAACAACTTCAAATGCAGATATAGAATTAGCACCAAATGGAACAGGACACGTAACTGTTAAAGGTAATGATAATCAAGGTGCTATTCAATTTAATTGTGAAAATAATTCTCATGGACAACAGATAAAAGCTGCACCGCACTCAGAAAGTGCTTCTAATATTTTAACAATACCGAGCTCTGGTGGTAACTCAACTTTAGTATCAGATGCTTCTACATCGACTTTAACAAACAAAACTTTAACAGCTCCAAAAATTGTAGATGCAGGTTTTATTGCAGATGCAAATGGAAACGAACAAATTATATTTCAAACAACAGCTTCAGCGGTTAATGAATTAGAAGTAACAAATGCTGCAACGGGTAATAATCCTGGTCTTGCTGTATCAGGTGGTGATACAAATGTTGGATTAGAAATTACAACAAAAGGAACTGGATATATTAAATTTAATGATTTAGCTTATATTCCACAACAAGCATTGACATCATCATCAAACGCAGTTGCATGGGACGTACAAGCCAAGCCCAACGCATATCATCTAACAACAGAAAATACTACATTTGCTGCACCAACTAATTCAGTTGAAGGCTCATTTATTTGTTTAGAAATAAATTACAATGGTTCACACACAATTGCATTTAATACCGTATTTGAATTTGCAGCATCAACTGCACCAACATTTACTTCAGCAGATGGTAAAGCAGATATTCTTGTGTTTAGATACAATGGTGCTGTGTGGCAAGAAGTAGGTAGAACATTAAATTTAAGTGAAAGTTAAAATATGTACGCATTAGTAGAAAACAATGAAATAACAAAATTAATAACAAATCCTAAATCAATAGTTATAGGAGATGTAAGATATCCAGCTAAAATATTTTCTTTATGGTCAAAGTCAGAATTAAATGCCGTAGGTATTTATGAAATAATAACTGATAATACAAATAAAAAAGATGAAAAATGGTACGTTAACACGAATGAATCTTATTCTTTTGCAGAGGACCAAGTTACAAGATCATGGGGTGCAGCTACAGCTAAAGCACACGAAGATACTTTATTTACAGCACAGGATGAAACAGATGGCTTAGGCACTGAAGGCAATGTAAAAGTAGAGGGATTAAAAACAATATTAATTAAAAATATTAAAAAAGAAACTGCTGTAGAATTATCAAAAACAGACTGGTACATAACTAGAAACACAGAAAAATCTATTGCTATACCTAGTGCTATATCTACGCACAGAGATGCAGTTAGAACAAAACAAGCTGAAATGGAAACTGCTATAATAAATGCAAGTGATACTCCAGCATTGGAAACTTTATACACATATGTAAATACAGGCACTGAAGAAAATCCTGTATATGAAAGACCATTAGGCGAACTTCCAACATTGGAGAGTTAATGATACCAATTTTATCAGGTAACGTAGCTTCAGCTTTAGGTGGTGCTTATGATGTAGCTAATTCATTAAGATTTAATGATGGAAGTAGTGATTATTTAAATAAAACATTAGGCACAGCATCAAATAGAAAAATATTTACCGTATCATATTGGATTAAAAAAACTACAAATGGATTACATTGTCCTATTGTAGAAGTTGCATCAAGTGGTGGCTCAATAGGAGGTGGTGAAAATGCAGCACAAATTTATTTTAATACCTCTGACCAATTAACTTGGTATGAAACACATGGTAGTGCAGTAATTAATTTATCAACCAATAGACAATTTCGTGACCCCAACGCCTGGTACCATATAATGTATGCTATAGATACAACACAAGGCACAAGCACCAACAGATT